AGATTCACCACAGTATGTACAAAACTTATCAGACAAATATTCATTTACCCAAATCGTTCTTTTTCTGTAGTTTCTTTTGAAAACTCTTTTGATTGTTTCTTTATATTTTTCGTAATGACTTGACATAAAGATATTTATATGTCAGTTGTTCTATAAAAATGGGTTTTTAAGATAGTCTTTTTTATAAATATAATTAAATGAAAAAATTGAAATTTATATTATATAATCCATAAGGAGAAACAGAGATGGCATTTCAAGTATCCCCTGGCGTTCTCGTAAAAGAGATTGATTTAACGAATGTTGTTCCTGCTGTTGCTACATCAATCGGTGCAATTGCTGCTGGATTCCCAAAAGGGCCAGTAGAAGAAATTGTTCCAATTGGTTCAGAGGAAGAACTCGTTCAAATTTTTGGTAAACCTAATTCAGATAATTTTGAAACATTTTTTACCGCCGCCAATTTTTTACAATACGGCAACGCTTTGCGTGTTGTTCGTGCAGATACAGCCGCTGTTAATGCTACAGCAGACGGTGTTGGTCTAAAAATTAAAAATGATGATGATTACGAAAATAATTACGAAGATGGTTCTGGTTCTAGTGGTGAATGGGCTGCAAGATTCCCAGGCACTTGGGGTAATGCGTTAGGTGTATCAATATGTTCAAATGCAACTGCATACGAACAAACAACAACTGCACTTGTTGATCAAGCAGATGTTGCCGCTGGTGATACAACTATTACAGTAGATGATGGAACTGAATTTAATGTTGGTGACATTGTTTACTTTCAAGAAACTACTGGACAACAGTATGAAATTACTGCAATCGCAACAAACGATTTAACTGTTAGACAATTAGACAATGCAAACGGTGGTGGTTTAAAATCTGCAATTGCAGATGATACTGCTATTCGTAGAAGATGGAGATATTACGATTTATTTGATGGTGCTCCAGGCACATCACAATATGCAACTGATAGAGGTCTTTCATCTGATGAGATGCATGTTGTTGTTTTTGATTACACAGGTGGTATTACTGGATTTGATACAGATTTAGCTGGTCAAAGAACAAACGCAGTATTAGAAACATTCCCATTTGTATCACAAGCATTAAGTAGTAAAACACCTCAAGGTGGAACAAACTTCTATAAAAATGTAGTAAATGTTGGTTCTAGTTATGTTAGATGGATGGATCATGATGCATCACTAACAAATGCAGGAACAGATCCAGCAGGTGGAACTACATTTGCATCAACTGCTGGTAAAGCAGGTGTCTTAACAGACACTCTTGGTGGTGGAACAGATGACACACCTTCAATCGGTGAGTTAGAACTTGCATATGACAAATTTGCAGATGTTGATACAGTAGATGTAAATTTAGTTATGGCAGGTACTTCACCAGCATCAACTGATGGTGTTACACACGCAACAATGATTATTGATTTATGTGAATCAAGAAAAGATTGTGTTGGTTTCATCTCTCCTCGTAGAGAAGATGTTGTTGGTGTAACTACTGGATTTGCACAGACTGGTAATGTCAAAGGATTCTTTGATCAATTATCAAGTTCCTCTTATGCAGTATTCGATTCTGGTTACAAGTATATGTACGACAAATACAATGATGTTTACAGATATGTACCATTGAATGGTGATATTGCAGGACTAGCCGCAAATACAGATAATGTTGCAGACCCTTGGTTCTCGCCTGGTGGTTACAACAGAGGTCAGATTCGTGGTGCAGTTAAACTTGCATTTAATCCTACTAAATCAGAAAGAGATATACTTTATCCTGCAAGAATTAATCCTGTCTGCACATTCCCAGGCCAAGGTACAGTCTTGTTTGGTGATAAAACTGCTCTTGCAAAACCAAGTGCATTTGATAGAATCAATGTTAGAAGATTATTCTTGGTTCTTGAAAAAGCAATTGCAACAGCTGCTAAATATCAACTCTTTGAGTTTAATGATGTATTCTCAAGAGCACAATTTAGAAATTTAGTAGAACCTTTCTTGAGAGATGTTCAAGGTCGTAGAGGTATTACAGACTTTTCTGTTGTCTGTGACGAAACAAATAATACAGGAGAAGTAATTGATAGAAATGAGTTTGTTGCAGATATATTCATCAAACCTGCTCGTTCAATTAACTTTATAACATTAAACTTTATCGCTGTGAGAACTGGTGTTTCATTTAGCGAAGTTGGCGGTTAATAGGGAGATAAAAAATGGCAAGTATTGACGATTTTAAATCTAACCTAATCGGTGGTGGCGCTAGAGCTAATCAGTATAGAGTGATAATGACAACGCCTGGTGCAATTGCAACAGGTCTTGATTCTAATAGAACTCAATTTTTAGTAAAAGCGACTTCATTGCCTGGTCAAACTATTCCTGAAATTACTGTAAATTTCAGAGGTAGACAGTTGTTTATTGCTGGTGATAGAACATTTGAAACATGGACTACTACTGTACTAAACGATACTGACTTTATGGTTAGAAACGCAATAGAAAGATGGATGTCTGGAATTAACGATTTAGAAACTAATGTTGGTCTTAATAATGTTGCAGACTATACTGCTCAAGTAACAGTTGAACAGTTAGACAGAGATGACAACTTATTGAAATCATATGTGTTAACAAATTGTTGGCCTACAATTCTAGCACCTATCGAGTTATCATATGATACAGTTAGTGATATTGAAACTTTTGATGTAACATGGAGATACACATCATTCTCTGCAAGTAGTGTCTAATTCAAGTATACTAAATAAGTAGAAAGAATAGGAGAATTATAGAATGGCAGAGTTATTCGGTTTCAGAATTACTAGGGCGAAAAATGACAAACAGACAAGTGGTGTAGCACAGAGTGTTGCACCACCTTCTGCTGATGATGGAACAATAGATATCGCAGGTGGTGGTTTTTATTCTTCAGTTTTATCGACTGACGGTCGAGATGCAACTGAACTAGACCTCATTAGAAGATATCGTGATATTGCACAACAAGCTGAATGTGATAGTGCAATAGAGGACATCACAAATGAAGCCATAGTATCTGATGAAAGAGGACAGTCAGTATCGTTATCGTTAGATAATTTCGATATTTCACAAACAATTAAACAAAAAATTCGTGAGGAATTTGACGAAGTTTTGCGTTTATTAGATTTTAATGCAAAAGGACATGACATCTTTAGAAGATGGTATGTTGATGGTAGATTATTTTATCATAAAATTATTGATGAAAAATCACCAAGAAAGGGTATTCAAGAAGTAAGATATATTGACCCTAGAAAAATAAAAAAAGTAAGAGAACAAATTGTTGACAAAGACAGAAGAACTGGTCTTGACTTAACAAAAAGAACACAAGAATATTATCTTTTTAATGCTTCAGGTAATGGTAAATCAACTTCACAAGGATTGAAGATATCACCTGATTCAGTTTCATATTGTCCATCTGGTTTGGTAGATATGCACAAAGGTACTGTTCTATCACATTTACACAAAGCAATCAAACCAGTCAATCAATTAAGAATGATTGAAGATTCTTTAGTTATCTATCGTATTTCAAGAGCTCCTGAAAGAAGAATTTTTTACATTGATGTTGGTAACTTACCAAAAATCAAAGCAGAAGCTTACCTTAAAGATGTAATGAATCGTTATAGAAACAAACTTGTTTATGATGCAAGTACAGGTGAGATTCGTGACGACAGAAATCATATGTCAATGTTAGAAGATTTCTGGTTACCTCGTAGAGAGGGTGGTCGTGGTACAGAGATCACCACACTACCAGGCGGTTCTAATCTTGGTGAGATAGATGATATTAAATATTTTCAAAGAAAATTATATCGTTCATTAAATGTTCCAGTAACAAGACTTGCAGAAGAAACAGGATTTCAGATAGGTCGTTCTGATAACATAACAAGAGATGAATTGAAGTTTACAAAATTTGTTCAGAAACTTCGTAAGAAGTTTACAGTTTTGTTTACTGATATGTTAAAAACACAATTAGTGTTAAAAGGTATCATTGCAATTGATGAATGGCCTTTATTTAAAGAAAACATTCAGTTTGACTTTTTACAAGATGGTCATTTCACAGAACTCAAAAACGCAGAAGTTATGAGAGAAAGACTTGAAATGTTAAGTCAAATAGAACCTTATGTTGGACAGTATTTTTCTAAAGAGTATATTAAGAAAAATATTTTAAGAATGAATGACGAAGAAATAGAAGATATTAACAAACAAATTGAAAACGAATCTGAAGATACTGGTGATGAAGAACCAGTAGATGATGAAAATTAAGGAGATAAATTATGAGTGATATTAAAGATTTTGTAGATTCACTATCTGGTGGTGACAATGTTTCAGCAGAAACACATTTCAACTCTATTATAACAAATAAAGTTGGTGATGCACTTGCAGTTAAACGACAAGAAGTTTCACAGTCAATGATTAAGAATCATGTTCCAGAAACACCAGAGGAAGAAAGTAGTGATTAAATCGTTTGAAAATTTTAGAAAACAGTTGCCTGAAAAAGATGAACACAAAATGACGCAACAGTATAAGAAATTAACACCTAAAATGAAGAAGGCTGTTGATGAAATTTTTACAATTATGGATAAAAAGCCGTCAGATTTTATAAATACTTTTGAAAAAACAATAAAACAAGTTTCAAAAAAACATAATGTACCTGAAAAGAACATTATGAGTTATTTTGAAAAAGAGATGTTATCAATTTAAAGGAAATAACTATGAAATTAATCGCAGAACAAATCAATGATATAGAATATATTGTTGAAGAAAAAGACGGCGAAAAAGAAATGAAAATTAAAGGTATCTTTATGCAAGCAGACATTAAGAACAGAAATGGTCGTGTATATCCGATGGCTGTGTTGCAAAAAGAAGTAGATAGATACAATAAAGAATTTGTTGCTGAAGGTCGTGCCTTTGGTGAACTAGGACACCCTGACGGTCCTACTGTCAATCTTGACAGAGTTTCACATATGGTTACGAGTTTAGAGGCTGATGGAAAGAACTTCATTGGTGAGGCAAAATTGTTGTCCACTCCTATGGGGGAAATTGCGAAAGCACTTATTAAAGACGGTGGTAAACTTGGTGTTTCATCTAGAGGCATGGGTTCACTAGAATCTAGAAATGGTGCAAATTATGTGAAAAATGACTTTTATTTGGCAACTGCTGCCGATATCGTTGCAGACCCATCTGCACCAAAGGCCTTTGTAGAAGGTATTATGGAAGGAAAAGAATGGGTTTGGTCCAATGGTATTCTAAAAGAGGTAGAAGTCGAACAAATTAAGGAAGATATCGAAGCAGATGTGCGTAAAAAAACTTACAATTTTGAAGCGCTTGCGTTTGCAAAGTTCCTTAAAAAACTTTAAAATTATAAATATAATATGACAAAACAACAACCAAAGGAGAAATCCCAATGTCAGAAATAGATAAGACAATTGAGGAACTTGAGGCAGAAGTATCGCAAGAATTAGAAGAAGCACAGGCTGATGTTGCGAAAAAAGGCGCTGTCAAAGGTGAACCCTCAAAAAAGGTTGATGGAGAAGTTCAAGATTTAGGCCCTGCTGTTGACGAACCACAAGATAAAGATACTGGTTCTGCAAAAGCGGGAGACAAAGTCAAGAAAGCTGCTGATCCAAAAGCCAAAAAAATTGCTGCTGGTTACAAAATGAAAGCAGAAGTTAAAAAAGAAGATGTTGAGAAAGATGAGAAAGAGGAATCTACTCTTGATAGTCGTTTAGCATCTATTGATGTTTCTGAAGATGTTGATGCGTTAATGAATGGACAAGAATTGTCTGAAGAATTCAAAAACAAAGCAAAAACAATCTTTGAAGCTGCTGTAAAATCTAAAATTCGTTCAGAAGTTGAAAGAATTGAAGAAGAAAGCAAAAAAGAAACAGAAACTCAAATGGAATCTTTTAAATCCGATTTAACTGAAAAAGTTGATAACTATCTAAACTATGTTGTAGAACAATGGTTAAAAGATAATGAATTAGCTATCGAAAGAGGATTAAAGGGTGAAATTGCTGAAGATTTCATTTCTGGTCTTAAAACTCTTTTTGAAGAGCATTATATTGATGTACCAAATGAGAAGTATGATGTTCTCGAATCACAATCTGAAAAGATTGACGAGTTAGAGAAGAAATTGAACGAACAAGTCGAGAAAAATGCCGAGTTAAACGGTAAAGTATCTGGAATGGTTCGTGATTCTTTAATCGCTGAAGTTTCTGCTGATTTAGTAGATACAGAAATCGAGAAGTTTAAAGAATTAGCAAAAGATGCTGAATTTACTACAGAAGAATCTTTTAAGGAAAAACTTGAAACATTGAAAGAAAGTTATTTCCCAAAGAAGAAAGTAGTTAGTGAATCTGTAGATTCTGAATCTGATTCATCAGAAGTAGAATCGAAGGAAGTTAGTGGTTCAATGGCAAGTTACTTGGCTGCAATCACTAAAACAAAAAAGTGATAAGTGTAAAAACTTTGAATTTAATAAATAATATTAACAAACTGTAAAAGGAGAAATACAAATGTTTCAAACTGAACATTTACAGGAAAAGTGGCAGCCAGTATTAGAGCATAAAGATTTACCTGAAATCAAAGACTCTTATAGAAAAGCTGTAACCACAGTTATCCTAGAAAACCAAGAAAAAGCCCTTAAAGAAGATGCCGCATTTCTTTCAGAGGCTGCACCTACAAACTCAACTGGTGCTTCTATCGGAAATTGGGATCCAATCTTAATTTCTTTAGTTAGAAGATCAATGCCTAACTTAATTGCATATGATGTTTGTGGTGTACAACCTATGACAGGCCCAACAGGTCTTATCTTTGCAATGAGAGCCAAGTATGCGTCACAAACTGGTACTGAAGCTTTCTACGCTGAGCCAGATAACGACTTTGCTGGTGGTAACACTCAAATGCAAGGTACTAACCCTGCTGTTCTTAATGATGATCCTGCTGGTACATATGTAACTGGTGTTGCAATGCAAACATCTGCTGCTGAAGCAAAAGGTGATTCTGCTACAAACGCTTTTGCACAAATGGCGTTCTCAATTGACAAGCAAACTGTTACTGCAAGATCAAGAGCTTTAAAAGCTGAGTACACAATGGAACTTGCTCAAGACTTAAAAGCAATTCACGGTCTAGACGCAGAAACAGAACTTGCTAACATTCTTTCTAGTGAGATTCTTGCTGAAATCAATAGAGAAGTTGTTAGAAACATTTACATTACTGCAAAAGAAGGTGCTGCTGTTGATACAACTACACAAGGTACATTCGATTTAGATGCAGATTCAAATGGTAGATGGTCTGTTGAGAAATTCAAAGGACTATTATTCCAAGTTGAAAGAGATGCAAATGTTGTTGCACAAGAAACTCGTAGAGGAAAGGGTAACATAGTTATCTGTTCTTCAGATGTTGCTTCTGCACTTTCAATGGCTGGTGTTCTTGACTATGCTCCTGCATTAAACACTAACTTAAATGTTGACGATACTGGTAATACTTTTGCTGGTACAATCAATGGTAAGTACAAAGTGTACATTGACCCATATTCTGCTAACGGTTCTGCTAATCAGTTCTTCGTTGTTGGATATAAGGGTTCTTCACCTTATGATGCAGGTATTTACTACTGCCCATATGTTCCATTGCAAATGGTTCGTGCAGTTGGTGAAAACACTTTCCAACCAAAAATTGGTTTCAAAACAAGATACGGTCTTGCAATGAACCCATTCTCTCAAGGTAGTACAGCAATTACAGACGGAACAATGACTGCAAATGCTAATGTTTACTATCGTAGAGTAAAAGTTACTAATTTAGTATAATAGTAATTTTATAATAATATAATAATATACCTCGCACTAAAGACCCACTCTAATAGGTGGGTCTTTTTTTTTGTGTA